TAATATTTGCGAGTTTCGTTTCGTTTGCCATTGTTAGATGGTCTCCTTGTAATTAATTAGTGAGATAATTCTTCGTACAAATCGGGATCGGATTCTTGTAACTTAACGCGATCGAGATAAGATAATTTTTTGAATTGTTCTTTAGTTAAACCGTTATCGGTTTTAGGTGTAGCTTCCCCTGGTATAACTCCTTTAATAGAATCTTGTTTAAATAAATATGGATCAGATTCTTTTAAGGATTGAATTTGTTCTTGAATACCAGTGATCATATCGTTATCGAACGTAATCTTAGAGCGATCTAATAAGCCTGTTAAGATGGATTGATTCATAGCGCCGGCTTGCAGTACTTCTTTAGCGATGGCTGTGTCGATTTTCATGTTCTTAATATTTTCGACGTAATCGGCTTCTCTCTTAGCTGCGGCGTCTTGAAGTTCTTTGATTTGAGATTGTAATGCTTCGTTCGCTTCGTTAGCTTTAGATAACGTGTTAATATCGTTAGTTAGGTTTTCAATTTCTTTTTTAGCGCTCTTGTATGCATCGTTCTTCTCGTTAAACTGAGCTTTAGATACGTAGTTTTTACCATAATCTTCTATAATCGTTGCGCATTGTTCTTCGGAAAGGTTGAGTGCTAATAGTTGTTCTTTAGTCATTGAGGGAAACTCCTTAAATTAATACATTTCGTTTGATTATCGTGAGTCACATCTCACATTGAATTAATTAGTTAATTTTGTTCTTTATCGTCTACAAAATTTAAAAAGACAATATAATAAGAGTGGCGCCGATTAGGTTAAGTAATTGGACTTCCACTCTTCATAAGTCATATCGGGTATGTACTTTGTCTTCTGATCTGGTCTGGATGCTCGTGAGTTAAGCGGTACGTTCGGTATCATTGTCGAACGACAATACGGATGAAACGGAGGCGCCGTTATTCCGGGTTTATAATCGGATAACGGTACGACGTGTTTGTCGAGATGCCGACATATCGAGGATGTATGCTTGTCGAGCGTCGCTAAGATCTGGTATTCTTTTACGTTTAATTCCTTAAAGGAATCGTGTAACGCTAATTCTTGAACGTATGCCGTTTCTGTTTCGACTAAGCGTCGTACATTAGAGATTTGTGTGTCGAATGTATGTGATATACGTTCTGTCGTATGCTCCGATGATTCTTGTGCTATAAAGGAACGTGTTATCTCTTGACGTAGCTTTGTGATGAGTACGTCTTTTTGTTGCCATATACGATCGGAGAAATTTTGTTCGTTCCACGGTTGTCGTATAGTAGCTAATATCTGTTTCTTAGGTACTTGTCTAAAGGTTTGATAGTTACCTAATAGTGATTGTGTAGTATAGGCTGCTTTATAATAACTTGATTGGTATTGCTTAAGTAGGAAATCTGTTAAATGAGTATTAGTGTCGGCGGCCATCTCTTCGGCAAATTGTTGTGTATGTATCCATAACGCTTCGATGCGTGAGAGACGTGATCGTAACGATGCGTTCTCGAGTAGCTTGATCTGTTTAGGAGATAAGTTCTTCTGTTGTGCCAGCTTTATATATTGCTTTAGCGTTAATTTAAACGCCTTTAATTCTCTTGCCGTTAATTGCTTTTTGGCTTCTTGTAGTGTTATGCCGTTAGTATTGGCATACCTCTGATAAAACGACTGTATCTGTGAAAGTTGCTTTTCAAGAGCATACTCAGTAATCGAAGACAGTTCATTAAACTGTTGTTGTGCATCGAGGATACTTTGTTCTTTATCGCTTAGAAAACGATCTTCCCAATACATGATTAGTTGCCTTCGTACGTATAATCTTGATTAAGAGTTTCTTGTCGCTCTTTCTTAATTTGTTCGAGTTCTTCGTCGACGTTTAGCGTAAACGGATGATTAGCTACGAGAGTTTTTTCAGATAGGATACCGACAGAATCTTTAATAGCATTAATCGTATCTTGTTGATTTACAGGTAAGTCTCTATTAAAGATAAAGTTAATAGAATTAATAATCGGGAGACTATTAAGGGAGCGATAAGCATTAATAAAGTCTACTAAATGATGTAGCGACGCTTGGAATTCCGCTTCGAGATCGTTAGCGTCGAGGTCGATATCTGAGTACATCGAATTAATATTCATCTGATTCGGATTATTCGCCATACGGTCGTCTTTAGCATCGAAGCCTCGGCCATTCGTGATAATCGCACGTTCTAACTCTTTAATAATCGTCGTATAATTTGTCGCATCGACATTAACGTTAAGTGCTTCGACGTCGCCTTGTACTTCCGGAGTCGAAGAGATTTTAATGACGCCGTGTTTAGCTAAGTTATGTCTGAATTCTTCGAGATTAGTGCCGTCGTACCCTTTAAGTACTAAGATCGTATTATGTACGTCTTGAGACATCACGTTAGCAAAGTTAGACATCATTTGATTGAGAGCATCTTGAAGTGTCTTAATACGATCGAGTAAGAATGTCTCGTCTGAGTTAGGCTTAAACCAGATTAACGGTACGGACGTCCAGTTATAAGAGATATCATTTTTATGGATATATGCCGTATTTAATTTAGATGTATCGGGCGCTAGTTGACCGTTAGAATAGGTATAATAATGTACGCCTTCCGGTAGATAATATTCGACGTGTGTTTCGGTCGTCGTGATAGTAGTACTTTGATAGATTTCGACGTCGTAGAAGTGAATAAAAGCATCGAGTTGTTTATGTGCTTCGTCGTGCCAGAAAGGTATAACGTTCTCGGGTTTAAATCGTTTAAAGGATAAGTTGCCTTGTTCGTCGATAAACGGATGTAGATAACCGATCGAGCATTGGTATACGTCCTTGCCTAATTCCTTTAATAGATTTTGGAAGTTTGGATTAAAGTACTCGCTTAGATCTATATCTTGTTGTGTTTGTGTATCGATTTGTTGTGATAATAGATAGTTAGTCTTTTGGTCGACTAGATCGTCGAATAAGTTGTTAATGATTTTATTATTAGGTATGATACCTGACGCATCTTGCATTGTATCTTTAGCAGTATATACGAGATGTTTCGGTTCTTGTTGGTTTCCTAAATAATATTGTCGTGATAAAAGCATCTTACGTCGTTTCTTGGAATACAGGAATTTCTCGTATTCGGCTTGTACGAATTGTTGTTCCGAGATACCTGTATTGCGACGTATGATGTCGATCCATTGTTCGGTTGTATTCATTGGATATCCTTTAGTTAATCGAATGAGAATATAGGAGTTTGTGTATTAATCTTCTCGGCGACGCCTGTTAAAGCATCGGGAGCATCGTCATGTAGGTTTTTACCTTCTCGTTGATACGATGTAATGGCTTTATAAAACTCTGGGAATTTGTTGTGCCAGTTTATCGGGAAGTATATATGTTCCATTACCCATGTAGCATTAGATAGTATTCGTGATTGTTTATTCTTTGATTGATGGAACGGTATAATTGTTGTGTAATTAGTATTATGTATATCTGTTAAATAATGAGAGATTTGACGTGAGAATCCTCGGCCGCCGTTGTTCGATTCGATATACGCTTCATTAGCTTTATAATCGAACAAATGTTTTGCGACTAAGGGCTCTGTTATCTCCATCGGTTCATTTGTATAAATCACGTCGAGGATATACGCTTCTTTTTGTCGGATGCCGTATATGATCGAACATAGATAGTCGGTACCCGTATCGGCCGTATCGGTATACGACTGTATTTTCTCGAATTGAGGAAGAACGTCGTATGTTTTAAGGGATGAGTAAAGTTGACCTTTAAGGTCAATCGGTTCTTGTTGATAGTTAGCATAGAATATATCGGGCGAAATTAATCGTTTCTTCTCTTCGTATGACTCACGGGAGAGAACCTCGTCACATAACATAGTACCGTCGTCTTGAAGAGCTTTAAGCGATACGACTTCGGCATCGTCTTTAAAGTGATTAATAATACGACCAGCTAAATCATCTGAAGCCCAGCGTGTCATAATGATAATAATCTTACCGCCCTCTTCTAAACGGGATAACATCGTATTAGTGAACCATTCGAAGTGAGCTTGTTTAGTAAGTTGGTTGTTAGCTTCGAGAGCATTCTTTATAACGTCGTCTATGATCATTAACGTACAGCCGAACCCTGTAGCCGTACCGGAAGGCGATGTAGCAAGGTAAGATGAATATTGACCTTCGAGGCTCCACATATTCATAGCCGCATCACCTTGTTTAATCTTTGTGTTAGGGAACACATCGGAATAAACCGGAGTAAATGGATCGGCCTTATTCGTTTGGATAGCATTTCGTACTGATTTAGCGAATTGTGTCGATAAGGTTTCGTTATAGGATCCTGTCATAATCTTTTGTGTCGGGTCTTTACCGAGGTACCATTCCGTAAACATAATAGCTGTTCTAGACTTACCAGTACGAGGTGGCATAGATACTATTAATACTTTCTTAGTAGATTGTGATACGAAATGTTGTAGAGTAGCTGTTAAATGAAGGAGATAAGGCCGCGATCTCTTATAAAAGTCTGGAGCCATTAATTCGCAATAATCGAAGAAATCTCGTCGAGCGAGTTCTAGCTTCGCCTGGTATTGAATATGTTGTTTGAGCTCTGGCGTCATTCTCAATTGGCTTGCTTTGGAAATTCGTATCACCTCCTCTGAGTGTTCGTATATGTTCGTATAAGTTCAGAAATACATAGGGAGTATTAATCGGGTTTATTATCAATTAGC